GTTGCCAGCCTGCAAGCCTTGTCTGGCCGCACGCATCACGGCGGCGGCAACGCCATCGTCGTTCATCAGATCAAACGCACGCTTGTTGGTGGTGGCGAGTTCTCGCATACCGCGTGCGCTGTTGATCAGTTCACGCGACTGAGTGAAGTTGGTATCGATGCGACCGATCTGCTCTTTCTCCTGACCAATTTGCGCCTTAGCGCGTTCTTGGCGAATTTCATCGCGTCGCTTTTTCTCTTCGACAGTCAGCGGGGTTTCTGGCTCACCGGGCTTGCCGCCTGCCGGAGCGCCCGCCTCTCCGGGTCTGCCTGCGGCTTGAGTAGATGGCCTGCCCTCAACCCAGCCACGGCTCTTAAACCAGTCGATCTCAAGTGTGGGGTTTTGCTCCCGCACTGCGCGGTTATGAATCTGCTCCCACTCTTTGTAGATGGAGTACGGCACTTTTCTTGTGCCCACATACTTGCCAAAGTCCACCTCGACCATCTTGTCGGGGAAGGGCGACAGCGTGTCGGTCGAGCGGTTGTAAATACCCTCGGGTGTGACAACCTTGTCTTCGCGTTGCAACTTGGCAAGCGCTTCGAGTTCTTTGCCGTACCTGCCGGTCGGATCAACGAGGTACGCCTCTTCGATGTCGCGGTCGGTGATGAGTGCTTGCTGGCGCGGTGCGCCAGTGGAAAGCGTTGCGTTGCGACCAGACGCGCCCATGGGGATGCTTGTGGGAGCGCCGGGAGCGCCACCAGCCGCAGGAGCAGATGGTGCGGCAGGGCCACCAGCAGGCCCACCTACGGGGCCACCTACGGGGCCACCAGCAGGCTCAGGAGTGGCTCTGGCACCACCGGGCATACCAATACCCAAGCGGGTCATGCGATGGCCCATCAGAGCGCCCTGCTGGGTCATGTCCAAAATCTTTTGCTGGAGTTCCATCTCCATCTTGTTTGCGGCCTGCTGGCGTGCAAACTGTTTTTCGGCCTCACCGGACATACCCTCGGCGGCGTAGCCAAGCGACTCTCCGAACCCTCCGGTCTTGGTGGGCTTCAAAAAGCCAGAAGCCGCCGCCATCATCACGGGATCGAACGGCAGGCCCATGCGTGTGTCGAGGCTCGACTTCAGTCGTTGGGCGGTTGCGTTCAGAGCCTCGCGCTGTGCCTGTAGATCGCGAAGCGACTTGGTGAGAAAGTCTTCCGGTTGCGCGGGGTTCTCCTGCTCCATGCCAGACGCACGCACCGCAAGATTCTCTTGCCTTGGTGCCTGCGGTGCAGGAGCGGGAGCAGGCCGAGCCTGATTCAGTCCCCCAGCCGGTGCTTGTTGTAGTTGTGCCATCTTCTACTCCGTCTTATCGCACACGGCCACCAATGCGGTAGCCCTGTCCTTTGTGTGTCAATGACATCGGGGCGCGGATAATGCCACCGCGCTTACTTCCGGTGATCTTGCCAGCCTGAGCATTCTTGTAAGCGGCTTCTGCTTCCGCCTGCGTTTGCTGTGCTTTCAAGGCCGCAATCTGTGCCTCGGTTAGCGCAGACTTGTCTTGATTGCCTTGCTGGAACGCGCCAATGGCGGTCAGCAAGCCAGCAATCTGCGACAGCGGGCTGTTTGAGAACGCGCCCGGTGCCACCGTCTGCTTGACTTCGCCGGTTGGAATTTGATAGCCCTGCATCAACTTGGAGAGGGCTTGCGCCTGCGCCATGGGGTAGTCGAGCATCTTCTGGCCCAGAGCCTGCTCTTGTGAGCCATAGTCGTACAGCGCCTTCAAGCCGCCGAGACCCAGTTGCTGTTGCTCTTGGCCCAGCGAGGTGAATGCGCGACCAGCGCCCAGCGCACGATCCAGATCGGCCTGTGCGGACTTGGTGGCCGTGTCGTAGCCTTGCTGGAGGGCACCATACTGCTTGCCGATCAGATCGGATTGCAGGTCACGCAAGACATTGCCGGTGATCTGCTGTTGACGGCGGGAGCCAAACTGACCAGTGCCGATGGCCGCGCCACCAAGGTTGGGCAGAACATTTTCGCGAATGTTGCGCTGTTGCAAGCGGCCCATCTCGTTGACGACCGCGTTGGTGTACGGGTTGAGATAGTCGGCCACCACATCGGGCGCGGTCGTGGAGCCAGCCTCGCCCAGCAACTGAGACGCGGCACCCATCGAGCCAGCGCCAGAGAAGGCCACATCAGGGGTCATCTGGAGGGCTTGCTGTTGCAATGGCGAAAAGCCAGCGATGCCGCCTTGAGTGACGGCATTCTGACCTAGGTTCGCAATGTCCTGAAGGTAGTTGGTGTAGAACTCCGGGGCGGTCTGTTGCGCCTCAGTGGTCGTGGTTCCGTAAATCGGATCGCCTTGGAATAGTCCGGCCATCTCACTTTCCTTTCTTCAGATACGAGGTCAGCGTCTTGGTCTTCGGTGGAATCTTGTTCACCGGTGCAGAACGCTTGTGCCTGCGAATATTTTCACGGAACTCGTCCAGAGCCTTTGCTCCAGCCTTGGTCGAGCCATTGCCAATTTGCGCCACGGTCTCGGCGTCGATCACATACTCGCCGTCGGCCAGCATAGCCGGGATGTCGTCGGACTGACCATCGCCGGGGCCATGCACCGATGCGCCCTGACGGAAGTCCAAACGGCCTTCGGCCAGCGGGACATTGGAAAGAGCAGGCAGACCACCCTTACGCATCTGCTGAGGCATCTGCTGAGGCTGTACAGGCATCTGTGGCTTAGGCATCTGCGGCATCATGGGAGGCTGACCCATTTGACCGGGCTGACCGGGTTGTTGTCCCATGGGCTGACTCATGCCAAGACCACCCTGCTGTTGCATCGGCTGTTGCATCTGCTGGGCGGGCTGTGGGTTGGTGATGTTGCTCAAAGGATCAACCGGTGTGCCAAAGGTGAAGTGGGTTTGAGCCAGACCGCCATCGGCCATTTTGGGCTGTTCCTCTTCGTCCATCATCATGTCTTTGACTTCTTCCTCTTCGGGCATCTCGTAGCCGTAGTCGCCCTCATTCACAGGGTTGAAGCCCGGTGCATTCAGGTTCTTGTACAACTCGTTGCCATAGAGTTCAGGCATTTCATCGCGTGCGCCGTACTCGTTGTAGGTCACAAAGCGAGGAGCGCCAATACCAAAGTCGGTGGTGCGAGGGTTGATCGCGCCAACCTTGCTCATGTCAATCGATGGCGCACCATCGCCACCTCCACCAAACAGGCTGGAGTTTCCAAGCAACGCACCAATCAATGCACCAGCGCCAGCGGCACCGAGGTCTTGCTTCTTAAAGAAGTCAGCAACGCTTGCCAGAGCGCCCTTCTCTTTGGCCGCTTCCGCACGCTCACGAGCGGCGGCGGCAGGATCGGGGGCTGTGCGATACGCACTACCGCCTGAGCCGCCAGCGCCTGTGATGGCTGTATCGGTAGACTCAGTCACATCCACCACATTACCGTCCTTGTCATAGGTGATGGTCGAGCCATCATCGTATGTAACGGTCGTGTTGCCCGACTCATCGGGGGCATTGGTGTAGTTGACTACATTGCCGTTTGAGTCATAGGTGATCGTTGACCCATCGTCATAGGTCACGGTGTTGTTGCCGGTTTGAGATTGCGTTGGCGGGGTGGTTGGAAACACTGTGTCATCGTCACCGTAGCCAGTTCCCGAATAAGAAGAAAACGCCGCCACCGGTGGTCGTGGCCCCAATGTCTGTGTGGGCGTACCAGAGGCTCCAGACTCATCGATTGCGTTGGTGTAACTCACTACATTGCCATCGGCATCGTAAGTGACTGAAGAGCCGTCATCGTATGTAATGGTCTGAGTGCCGCCATCCTCGTCCGAACTCGTTTGATACACATCACCGCTGGCGTCAAAACTTGCCGACGAGCCATCGGAGTAATACTCAATGTACGAGCCGTCGTCAAACATCTCTGTGTCAACAACATCGGTGCCGGAAAAATCACCAAAACCCAAAGACTCATTAGAGCCGGATGACTGGCGAGTGTAAGTGTTGCGTGCCCTGCTACCGGGGTACAGCGTCAGTTCTCCGGCCATCAACCCGGGGTCATCTTCCTCGCCGTAGTTGTAGCCCGTGTTCTGCCAGTCCTGCACCTCTTCGTCGGTGTCGGAGTAGCCGCCTTCTTCAAAGTGGCGAACGCCGCCACCCGATCTCATTAAGGTAATCAAACCGCCCCCCTTTGCTTCTGGGTCGCCATAGTCGTATTCGTCTTCATAGGCAACCTGTTCATCTTCTTGCTCTTCATCTTCTTCGGCAACCACCTCGTCCGCATACGGGTCGTAGATCACATTGCCGTCCCAGTCGTACTGGTAGCCGCTTTCGTCGGTGTATACATAGTTGGAGTGGTCAGCCTCAGACACAAGATTCCCATCGAAGTCGTACACATTACCGTAGTCGTCGGTGTAGGTGTAGTCGGCGTACTGGTCGGTGTAATCGCCGGACGAGGCGTCGTACACCAAGTCACCATTGGAGTCGTAGATGTTGCCGCTCTCGTCCTCGTAATAGCCGCCGCCAGCAACATCGGTGTCGTCCGTCACACCATCATCAGTAGCGTCAGCCGAACTGATCACATTCCCGTCAGCGTCGAGCGTGACGGTTGAGCCATCATCATAGGTGTAGGTGGTAGAGCCGTCGTCGTTCACGACCTCACTTGTTTCGCCACCGGTTGCTTCGGTCGAAGAGACAACATTACCGTCTGCATCCAGCGTCACCGTAGAGCCGTCGTCGTAGGTGTAGGTGGTGGAGCCGTCAGCATTGACAACTTCGCCGGTGCCGCCATCGGTGGCCTCAGTAGAAGAAACAACATTGCCGTCTTTGTCGTAAGTAATGGTAGAGCCATCGTCATAGGTGACGGTGGTGTTTCCACCCTCATCTGTATTGGATGCTCCAGCGCCCGCTCCTGAACCCGCTCCTGCACCGCCGCCACTTGTGGGGGTCTTAGGCCCAGTGGGCGGCTTTGGAGTATTTGGGCCTTTGGGTGTGGCCGGGCCTTTAGGGGTAACCGGAGGCTTTGGGCCGGTCGGCGTTCTTGGGGGGTTTCCAGTCTTGGTGGTGACGCCGCCGGTGCCCGGTTTCACACCTGTACCCACTCCGGGCTTGACACCGGTGCCGCCAGTTCCACCAGTCCCGGTCTTGGTAGTACCCGAGGTACTGCCTTTGCCGAAAACAGAGTCGTAGACCGCTTTTCCGGCCATCCCGAGGCCAGCGCCGATGGCGGCGTTCTTCAAGGTGTTGCCAAGACCGCTTCCCGAAGAAGAGGTGCGCGACAGAGCCGGACGGGTGGTGCCGGATGTCTTGGTGGTCAAAGAGGTCGCAGAGCCTGCGCCGGTCGTCGGCTTTGCGCCAGCAGAAGGCTTGGTGGTCAGGGTGGGCTTGGTAGAAGTCGCCAAGGTGGCCGATGGGCGTGCGCCAGCGGTCTCAGAAGCCACGCGGCTGGTGAGGGCTGGGCGGGCCGGTTTGGCCGTCGTAGCGGTCTTCGTTGCGGGCTTGGTGGACGGCTTGGTGGTGGGCGTGGTAACAGGCTTTGTGGTGCTTGTCACCGGGCGCTCAACAGCGGGCTTCTTCATCTCTGAGGTAAGCCCGGGCATCTCGCCACGAACGGCAGTCTCCCGCGCAGGGAAACTGGGCAAGGACTGTTTTGACTGACGCTTTTTCAAAATTGCCATGATGTCTTAACCCTTCTTCTTCAGGATCGAAGTCAACCCAGCAATGTTCGAGACTGGAGTCAGGCTTGCCACATTGGCCTTGGTGGGCGTTGCGGGCCTCTTGGCAGTCGGCGTGGTGGGTCTCTTTTGCATAGAGGCCAACTGCTGAGGGGTCAACTTCTGTGTGGGCCTTGCCTGCATGGCTGGCTTCGGCGCGGGGCGAGGCCGTGCCTTCGGCGCGGGCTTGGTCGGCTTGATGAGGCTCTTCGTGATCGTCTGACGGATCGCGGGCTTCAACACTTGATTGAGTACGCTACCCATCACGCCAGCGCCGGTCGGCAACAGGCTTGCGCCGGTTTGGGCAAGCGCACTTAAACCACCAAACGAAGGCTTATCCACTTCCTCAAGGCCGGTCTTGATCATTGTGGGTTGCTCTTCAGGCTCCACAGCAATTTGAGGCTGAGTTGCACCACCCAACAGGGAGTTAATGGTCTCCTGATCCACACCGGCAGAGGACAATGCGTCGACGGTTTTCTTGTCGGCAGAACCGGTAGACACGACGTTTCTGATCATGTCTTGGTACTCTTGCGGGATGCTTTCTATGTCGCCAGAAGCAATCTGATCAATCACTGCTTGTTGATCCGCAACAGTTTCGGTGTCCAGCGCATACACATTGCCAGTATCCAGAGCGCCGACATCTGCAATGTCCAACACGCCGGTATCTCCGGTATCCAAAGCGTCGAGGTCTGCAACAGAGGTCACATCAGTGGTGCCAAGTTCTGGCAGGTCTTCGTAGCCCGACAGGTCGGTGGTTGCACCGCTGGTGCCGGTCATAATGTTCTGAAGTTCAGCATCCAGATCGGTGTCGCCGGTGGGAGCGACCGCAGTCTGATCGCCAGCCATGATGTCAGCCAACTCGGCGTTAAGGTCTGCCGATGTGTCAGACATTCCAAGCCACGAGTCACCGCCGCCGCTAACCATATCGGCGTTGCCAGCGGTCAGGCTTTCGGTATTCGATCCATTGAGCGTAGACACAGAATCTGTGCCAGCCATGTCGTTGGTGGTGTAGGTGGTGTCAAGGTTTGAGACCACATCGGTGGCGGTGCCGGTGTTGACGCCAAGGTCGTTGACCTCAATTTCATCCAACAAACTTGCAGGGATGCCTGCGCCGGTTCCCATGGTCTCGCCGGTGTCGGTGTTGGTGACGGCAGTGGTGGTCTTGGTATCTTCTCCAGTAGAGAAGGTGACGCCATTGTCCTGTAGTCCAAATACATCAGAGTCGGTCAGATCAAACAGCGTGCGAGCGTCGTCTTCCGTGATGTTGTTGTTGGTGATGATGTTGTTGACAGTGTTGATGTCGCGGTTGTACCAAGCGTCAGCCAACTCAGTCTTAAGTTCTTCCTGATCTTTGGTGTTGCCGTCTTCAGCGCCGGTAATCTGATTGTCAACGGTGGTTGCCTCGTTGAATTGATTGGCGATGGAGTTTGTGATTGAGTTGGCGGCAAGGTTTGCGCCGGAGGTCACAAGGCTGTTGGTAAACGAAGTGGCAAAATCGCCACGACCAGTGATCTCGGCGGTGAGGCCAGAGGTCAACGCTCTGGTGCCAGCGTTTGCAATTGCGGTGGCAGTGCTTGCATCTAGGCCAACCTCATTCATCGCTTCAACGATTTCGGGCTTCACAAAATTGCTGACCTCGGTCACGCCAGCCGCAACGATGCCGCCGGTAAAGCCCCCAGCAAAACCATCGTCGAAGTCGCCACCCCTGACTTCGGAGATGACTCCATTGACCAAACCTTTACTCACGCCGCTGACCACGGCATTGGAGACGGTCTCGTTGATGATGGAGTCACCAATCGCAGACGACAGCGTAGAACTGATGGAGTTGCTTGCCACAGGGGCAAGGTAGGACACGCCAGCGGACAGCACGATGTCGCCAAGATCGCCGCCTTGCGCGGCAGTCACCAAAGCGTTGGTGACCATCGGCGGGATGCCAATGAATGAACCCGCCACAGACAGCAGTACTGGTAGCGGATTTTCGACAACAGCCTCAACAACATCGCCGATGGTTTCTACAACCGACTCAACAACATCACCGACCGCCTCAACAACATCACCGACCGCATCAACAACGGTCTCAAAGACATCTTCAACAAAATCAAAAACGGCACTCATTTGACTTTCCCTTCTCGTTTCGGGCCAAGTTTCAAGGTGACGCGGAAGCCGCCGTTCTTGCCTCTTTCAGCCCTGTAGCCCACGCCCTCTTGCGGCGGATTGCGCGAGAGGGCTTTGAAAAGGTTCAGGACGGTCGGTTCTTTAAAATCGATGACCATCGTGTCGAAACCCATCTTGTACGCCGCCTGCACCCACTCGTAGCAATTTTCGACGTAATTGCGTGCCGTGTCAGCATTCAGCGCACGAACTACTCCGATGCGATCTTTGGCATGGTGCATCACAAAAATGGTGTTGCCTGCGCGGTAGCAAGTGGTTCCATATTGGTTGATCTCTTCGACGATGGCGGCAAACACCTGCGCGGCAGAGTATTTGGACTTCGTCTCTTGGGCGGCGATCATCAAGACCGCTTCGTCCTTCAGTTGTTTTTTCTTGCTATCGACCAGCATTACAGCCCCTCAAAAAGTGCGGCGGAATATATATTGCCCATCCCTGCCGCCAAACTCAGGATGTGGCCCTTCGGGGGAGCCACCGATTCAGACAGAAATACCGAATCGGATTCCGTTCGGTTTTCGATTCCCGGGACGAATCCCTTTTTTATATCGTCCAGCAATAGTAGCGTCTCGAGCAGGCCGCTTGAACCCATGGTGTGGCCGATCTTCTGCTTGTAGGAGGTCGCCACGAAGTTCTTGAGGCCAGAGCCTAAGATCGCGGCCCTCTCGGCTTTGTTGTTCGATTCTGTGCCTGTGCCGTGGGTCTTCACGATCCCGATGTCGTGGCGCAAGACCTTGCTGTGGAAACAGACGCCGCCAATGGCCTTGGCAAAGCCCTGACCATCCTCGCACTGGCCGATGGCGTTGGTAGACTGCTCTGAGGCGTTGTAAGCCCCAAGCAAGCGGGCCTTCGGCTCGGACTTGGAGCGGCTCACTGCCCACTCGCTTTCAAAGACCGCCAGCGCGGCCCCCTGACCCACATAGAAGCCGCGATTCTTGCTGTCGAAGGCCGAGGGCTTGACACCCTTCTCGGCCTCGTCCTTGGCCGTCAAAACAGCCTGAGACTCGCCAAAAAACTCCAGCACGGCGTTGGACACGCCATCCTCGACCGTTAAAACGATCACGCGGTGGAAGCCGTAATGCTTCATCAGCACCTCGACATCCATCATCACCTTCAGACTGCTGGCGCAGGCGGAGGAGTCGGTGGTGACCATGTCCATGTCCCCGAAGGACTGGGCGGTGCGGCCAGCGTAGACCTGCGTCAGAGTGAAGGGCAGGAACTTGTAAGTGTAGGTCAGACGGGTGTTGTATTCGCGCTGTTTGATACCGGCGAAATGGGCGTTGCCCGCCGCCAGAATGAATGCGGTCTTGCCGACTTGGTTCTCGCGCAAGTGCTTGACCAACTCAGGGTCAAGAACCTTCTCGGCGAGTTTGTGCGGGACATAAAACAAGCCGCTCTTGGTGCGGCTGTATGTCTCGGGGAACCAGTGAACGCGCTGTGGGAAAACGATGTCGTCCAGCAGTTCAATATTGGTTGTGGCCGCTGTGCGGTAGTGCGTGAGGTAGATCATGCGATCTCCTTTCGCGCTTCTTCAACAGACGCAGGCTCTTTGGTCTTGCGTCGAATCAGGAAGTCGTAGACCTCCTGAACAGTTGTTGGGTGGAAATCCTTGGTCTCATCATCATCGGGGATGCCGTACAACTCAGTGAGGTACATGAGCATGATGAGGCCATCAAGACTATCGATGCCGATGTCTTGCAGGGCGTTTTCCATGGATGTTGCCGCAGTCTCGTGTGCATGGGCGGGCCTTGAGACCTTCGACACCATGTTGAATAGTTCTATGAAGTCCATTTTTTATTCTGATGGGTTGTTGACAGCGTTGACCAATGCCACGGCCCAGTCCTGCCAATGGTTAAATCCTTCAGGCCCGGGGACTCCGTCGCGATCAAACGACGAGATGCCCTTCAGTCCACGCGCCCACTCTTTCCAGTGCTGTTCTCCTTGCGGTATTGAAAGTTGTTGAGCCGCATACGCCTCGCACATGAGACACGCCCACGAGTCCCATGTGTGATAACGAGGGTCATATACGACTGGAATCGTCACGAGTAGCCCCTCACATCGCCCATGTCTGCGTTGACCAGCACGCGGCCCATCTGGTAATTGCCACCAGCCACATTGCTCGTGAAGCGCAGGCGCAATTCGCGGCGCTGTTCGCGCATATCGATCTTGCCGGTGTTCGGCTCGAAGTAGTAAGGGTCAGAGACCTTGTCTGCGGTTTGAGCGTATGGGCGACCGATGATCTGCAATGACATCGTCCCAGACTGCACAAAGTCAGGCTCGATGCGCTCGATGTGGAGCCAGAAGTTTTCGCCCACAGCCACGGTCTGAGACGGGCCACCACCAACCCAGCCAAGGTCTGAAGTCTCAAACATGGACTCGATGGCGTCCGAAAACTCATTGACCACCGCGTCGGTGCCAATCTCGTGTTGCCAGATCGTGATCTTGCCGGGTTGCGTCGTGAACTGGGCGGTGACCGTTGCGGTAGCGGTAGCCTGAACATCAAGACCCGTGGCTGGGTTGTACATCTCCACCTCAATGACACCGGGCGTCGCGCTGGGGGAGATGGTCTTGACCACAGCAGTAGACGGCACACCTGCGGCATCAATCATCTGACCAAACTTGATCAGGTTGTTGTTTGCCATCGTGATGACATTTGAGCCGTTGGTGGTGCTGATGCTTGCCGAGAACAGAATCTCAAGCGTGGTCTGCTCAGAGCCAGCATTGATTGGAAAGCGAAACACTTGCGAGAAGTACCCGGCGGTGCGATTGCATCCATCTGCAAAACCGCCGTCGTACCAGCAGTTTTCGCGGACATTGTGGATAACGCAGTTGTTGCACTCTTCGCTTGTTCCCTCGGGGTAGAACCACCAAATTTCACCGAAGCGAGGAACCTTTGTTGCCCACACCTTCTGGCGCTGGACATAGTTCAGGTTGTCAAAGAAGTAGTTCTGGTTGAAGGCGTTCGGAATCTCTTTGACGACGCCGTTGTACATCAGGAAGCGGTCAACGCCGATCCAGTAGTAGATGCCGTCGTACTCGATGACGCACTGGCTCGACAAGATCGAGGACTGGCTCGAGATGATGTCGTACCGCCAGTAGAAGGTCTGAGCCGATCCACCGACCGTGATCGTGGTCGGGTTGTAGGACACGCGGATCAGTGAGTCCAACGCCCAGAAAAGACCAGAGGGCGAGTTCGTACCACCGCGAACTGGCAAGCCCTTGACGATCTTGGTGGAGGCCACATTGGTCTCGTTGGCGTCAGCGCCGTTCCAATCAAAAGGATCACCGGCCACCGAGTTCTTGATCAGGCCGTTGTCGCCATACACAAACACATACGGGTGAAGCACCACCACGCCACCAGACACAGAGATGGTGTCACCGGTGGGAGTTGCGCCGCTGACATCCTTCAGGGGGGCAAGCACAAGGCCATTGAGCGGGCCACCCAGCACGGGGGTGTTGACGGTGCTGTCGATCTCAGTCAGGTTGTGGCCGGGGTGGGCCACCAAGAAGTTGTTGCCAGTCCCTTGCGAGTCGAAAAGCGAATCGAATTGCCAGAGATGAGTGTCGCTTGGCGAGAATCCATCATCAACCGTTGCAACCAAGACTGACCAGCCAGAGCCAGTACCGCCGATTGAGGTGTTGGGGCAAGTCAGCACATCGCCGACGCAGTAGTAGTTCCCGTTGTCCGTGATGGTCACGGTGGTCACCGAGCCTCCAGCAACCACGATGGTGGCCTTTGCGCCGCTTCCAGTGCCTCCGGTGAGGGTCACATTGGTGTAGGTGCCGTTGGTGTACAGCGTGCCGCCCGTAATGGCTCCAAGGGTCAGAATATCCCCGCCAAACCGCATCTCGTTTGTGCCGGAGCCGATACCGTTGTTGTCGATGTCGATGACTTCGATGCCGTTGTTGTAGCCGTTGAAAATTTTGTTGATACCGTCTTCGGAGTTCACATAGATGCCGCGAGACAGCCCGTCAGCCAGAGTGGTGATGGCGCGGTAGCCGCCGATCTTGCGAGGACGACCGCGCTGAAACCGCACCCACTTGCCGTCGGTGTAGAAGTTTTTGTCGAAGTAAGTCCCGTCCCGCTGGATGCCGGGTTGGGTGTCAATCGAAAAAACCTTCTGGGTCATGGGAAAGTACCCCCGGAGATGCCAACATAGTTGGTCGCTGTGACCGTGCCGTTGATCGTCAAGCCGCTGGCAGAAAGCGTAGACCTCAACACACCCAAGATGGCAATGTTGAATTCACCAGAGGCGGCGCGGTACACGCCGGTTGACGCCTCAGCACCGAAGTACAGGGCAGGGCTTCCGACCGTGCCGTTGATCAGGCCAATAGACGAAGCGCCAGCCAGCACGGTGTTGGCGTTCACCAAGTTCACCGAGTCGCAAATCAGCGTGGCTTGCTGGTTCGACGCAATGGTTGCCTCAGAGCCACCAGTGTTGGTCGTCAACTTGATGGTGTAGTTCGACGCGCCGCCCACGGTTGCGTTCTGCACATAATAGACCTGCACGGTCTGCGGGACGATGATCGTGGCGTTGCTTGAGAGCGTGCCGGTGAACTTCAAGATCACATTCGACGCCTCGGAGGCCGTCAGAGTGACCGTGCCGCCGGTGACCGCTTTGGTCAATTGCGTGAAGGCGAACTGCGTGTTGCGGCCAAGGCCAACGGTGTAGAAGGCCGCGCCGGAGCAGACGATGATGCAAGAGTCCGCTGGCTGGAGAATGATCGAGGCCGAGCCGTTGATCACATCGCCGCCAGAGCAGGCCACGGTCAGTGCGCCGGTGCCGCTGTTGCGGAGGAACATGAACCAGTTGTCGGCCAGAGTCGTTGCGCCAGTCAGCGTCAGCGTGCCAGCGCCGCCAGTCCATACATAGGTGTTGGAGCGGTCAGTCGCGATGGCTGTGTAGTTTGACGAGAAGGTGGTGACCGGCTGAGACTGGTTCAGGGTCTGACCTATAGCCAGCAAGCCGTACCCGGCCAGCGTTGCCGCATCAGCGCCAGAAGAGCCAATACCGAAGGCAATGATGCCCCATGTGCCCGTGACGGTCGGATTGGCCGTGATGTAGATGTAGCGGGCCTCACCGGCGGGGATTGAGATGATGGTGTTGGCACCGCCGAAGTTCTTGACCGTGAAGGTCGTGGCCCCGACATTTCGGATCATTGCGTCCTGACCAACCGATGCTTGGTTGGCCGGAGGCATATAAAGCGAAAGGCCCGCAGAGGTGGCGGTGACCTCCATGATGCGGGCGGCATAGTCGTCTGTTGCGTTGCCGTTTATGGGCCACTGCAACTGCGTGTTGGCAGACAGCGTGACGGCTCTGTATGAGACATCGGTGGGCTGGATGACATTGCCTGTGAATGGGCTGTTGTAACTCATGGTCAGGTATCCAATACTGAGGCTTGGCGGTCACCGATGCGCTGGACATCCTCTTGCTTGAGGGTCTGCATGATCGCGTCGTACTGGGCCTGCCACAACTGCACGCGACCGTCATTCTTCAAGAACGGCATTGCCTGCAAGAGGGAGCCATACAGCAACGCCTGCGGCGCGTAGATGGTGAACCAGTTGGTTTGATTGGACGAGTCCAATGGCTGAACCCGCTCGTAGTACAGCACCTCAAAGGTGTAGTCGTCGTCCGGCGTAGGAGCGACGAGCCAGTGGGTGTAGTCGTAGTCGCCGTAGTAGGCGGGCACGCCGGTCTCTGTGGGGTTCGGCCAATACTCGCGCAGGTACTCGTACTTGCGAAGCAGGACGGGCTGTTTTACGCCAGCGACCGTGATGTTCATCGAAACGGTCTTGTGCCAGCGTGCGGGTTTGTCGATGGTCGGGCTGTTGGCCGTCATCGTCGACTCCATCGGAGTCAGGTTGCCAAGGAATTTGATCTGGCTGGCAATGATCTGCTCGGCCAGCATGATGAAGGTTGGTATCTTCTCAAGCGTCGCTGTATCAGTACGCTCGAGGTATGACGAGATGTCGGCGACCAACGAGTCATATGTCATTACAGCGGCGGTCGTCATTACCAGTTACCTTTCTTGGCTTTGGCACCCGCCATGTTGGCGACAAGCGATGGGTATTTTGTTCCTGTTTTCGCGGCAAAAGCCTTTGCGGCTTTCTTTTGGTTAGGACTCAACTCCTTCGGCTTTCCCAGCGATTTAGGGCGCTCTTT